GGCCGGTTTAGTACGCCTCACGGCGAGCTGTGACCGGCTGCCAGCAAGAAGGTGGACACAGATTATGTGTCCTCCTCCAGCGGGGTTGGTTACCCGCCACGTCCCTTAAAAGGGACGTGCCCGTCGTGGCTTGGTGCTGACGGCCAACGGTCGTCCGGAACGCATCAAGTGCTCCCTGTCTTGAAAAGGGTCATCCCCTCTTTTCAGGAAGAACTTGAGCAGGGCACCGTACCCATCCAACCGCGAGGGAGGAAGGGTCGTCTCAACAACATAACCCTTGACAAGAGGGCTGTGAAGTCGAGAGCAATAGCTCTGGGTTTCGTAACCCAGAAAGCTATGCCTGCCCAACACGGAACTCGTCTCAGCTACGGTGGGATACAGCGGTTGTCCCTTTGCAGGGGCAAGCACGCCGCTCAAGAAACCGTCCAGAGACTCGGCAACTCTCCAGTAACCAGCTTTATACATCTGGTTACGCAGGGAGACTGTCGAAATGAGTTCCGATGCGTCCTGCAGTCGGGTCGGAAGTAGTTCACGAACGCGGACAATTGAAACGTCCTCGCCGTGATAGTACTCCTTACCGCAACTCTCTCTGAACCTCCCGGTCCAGAAAGACTTGTCCGTATTAACTCGAAGACCAAAATCTTCGAGCTTCTGGACGACTGCAAACGCGTAGTCTGCGGGGACAATGATATCATCCCCGTAGACGCGCACCTTACCCGCAAGACCATGGATGGTCTTCCGGGTCATCTGGCGTCTGAGCGCATCTTCAATCCCGCAGAGGGCGATGGTCGCGAAGACCATCGCCTCGACAGGAAAGCAGAGCGCTGAACCCATGGACGCGAACTTGGCCAAACGGATAACTCCGTGGCCAGGCACATCAGCCTTCCGGCTCCGACACGAATCCACGGCCCCTGCAACATGAGGCCACGGATCGAGAAGGATACGTACGAGCTGATTCGAGACGCGATCGGAAGCTTCGCTGAGATCCAGCGTCGCGAGGTCCCCTGTAAGGGACCCCTTCCGTGCCATAGACCTGTTAGGGTCTTGGTCCCGGAATCCGATAATCCACCTGTAGGGGTTGTCCTTCCCCTCCAGGTGAGATACAAGAGACTCAGCTACGGCCTGCTGCGCATATTGCATCGCAGTAGGCTCGACAGCTATGACTCTCGGCGTCTTGAGCGTCTTTGGAACGGTAATGACCCTTACGGGCCTTTCCGCTCCAGGTTCGAGGATGTCCACATGGTTGAAATCCTGGTATGCCCGAAACGACGGTGCAACAAAACCGTCAAGAAACGGAAACCAGGTTTCAAGCCGTGAGGTCCATTCCGTCTGATCGTACTTCTGGTTTCCCAGAAGGCGATCAGCGGTGACCCCCGGCCCATGCTTTGGGACCAACTGTCCAGAGTCGATTTGTTCATCGACTCGTTGCAAGACAGAGGCCCAAAGGAGGTGACCAACGCGTGCAAATTGGCTGCAAGCAGCCTCAGAGCGCCGTTTGTCCGCCTCTCGGACGTCCTGCTCACACTTGATGAACCCTGCAATCGCTGCCTTGGTTCTGCTCTCAGAGCAGTCCAAGTTAATCTTCGCGAACATCAGAGTAATCTGACGTATCGCTTGGATTGCATCGATGCTTGGAACGTCAAGCAGACGACCAGAAGCACGGTCGAAGATGAGACTGGTGAAACCTCCTAGAAATAGGGGGAGACACCCTGAGGATCGGCTTTTTTGGAAGCCTTTCCACAGTTGAGAGTCCACGTACCCTTGGTCAAGAGCTCTTTCGAGATCTTTACCAAAGGTCGGGAGAGTGATCGTGAGAAACGACACTCCCTCAGCTTCGACACGGCTCTGGATCTTTTTGAGATCCAGAGCGGTGCTAACGCCACACCAGGTTCCCCTATCAAGGAGAACCTCCCGCAAGAGACACATGAGGCTTTTCATGGCCCCCCTTCCTAACGGTAGGGTGAGTCATCCCGAGCCTTGCTGTGCTCCGACCTGATTGGTCTCCACCTGGGTATCTCCCAAGTGGCAGTACCTGACGTTTTAGCTCTCACCACCGAGAAGCTTGGTGGTGTTAGCCCCGGAAGTCGCAGACAGCCACGCCACAAGGGCGTCGACGATCTGCTTCTGCTCGGTGACCGTGAAGCCCACCACCGGAACATCCGCAACGATGTAAGCACTCATCGAATACGGCGTGTTCTGGCTAGGGAACAACGGGTCAGCGGCAGTCTTCCGGAAGTCAACGCGTGCAGTCCTACGCGTACGCTTACCGTAAGCGGACGAGATGGACAGCTTCAGATTGCCGTCGTCCTTACTATAGACGGCGCCATTCTGATTCGTGGTGACGCGCGGAAGCGCGTTCGCCACAGCGTTGACAGTCAGGGACTGGGGATCGGTGAACAAGGCATGACTCCTGCTGGTTGGGAAGAGCATCTGCCACTGGTTGTGGTAGACTGCTCTTTGGGACAGAGTCCGGCATGAACACTGCTAGGATCGACGATCCTA